CCCCCCCCTCCCGCGCGAGATTTTCGAACAGGCTGCGGTACAGCGCGTCCATGGCCAAAACGCTGCGGTGCGCGTCCAGCCGCTTCATGCCGCCGCGCCAGCTCTGGTAGCTCCGCTCAACCTGCTCGGGGGTCATGACGCCATCGGCGACCATGCGGGCCATCTTCTTCAGCTTGCGGCGCTCGCGCGTGATGGAGTCGCGGCACGGCTTCACGACTATGCGGCCCGTCTCCGTGTAGAAGATGCGCTTCTTCAGCCACGTGAAGCCGCGCGACAGCTTCACCACGCGGGTCTTGCGCGGGTTCAGCTCTATGCCCAGCTCGGCGCACTTGCGCCCTATCAGCAGCAGGCACACCTGCAGGTACTCCTTGCTCTCGTGGATCAGGTAGAAGTCGTCCATATAGCGCCCGTAGGCCTCAGGGCGCAGCATCTCGGTCACGTAGTGGTCGATGCGGTTGGGGTGGGCCACCGCGCATATCTGGTTCGGCTCGCTGCCCAGACCCAGGCCCACCTCGCCCTGTGCGTCTATCAGGCGGTGCTCGAGGGCGACCACGCGCGGATCGAGCAGTGCGTCGGCCACCTGCCGCTTGACGGGTTCGTGGGCTATGCGGGCGAAGTAATCTGAGAAGTCGCCCAGGAGGATGTATCCCTCGCGCCTGTGCCGCCGCCAGTGGTCGGCCAGGTGGCGCTTGAGCAGCTTCAGGGCGTAGTCGGTGCCACGCCCCTTGATGTTGGCGGAGTTGGCCGTTATGAGTGTCGGGACTATCGCGGGTACGAGGGCGTTCTGAGAAAGCGACTTCTGAATCACTCGCTCTGGGAAGTGCACGGCGCTGATGTGGCGCAGCTTGCCGCGCTCCCACAGGTCGAAGCGGATGAAGCCCCGGCATATGTCGCGGCCCTCCAGAAGGTCGTTCCTCGATTTGACCGCGTTTCGCAGATAGTCCTTCATATAACGCTGCGTGGAGGACTTCCACATCACGCCGCCCGCCGCCTGCTTGGAGGCCTTGCAAAGGCTGTTGAGGTCGGCCACGGCCTCAAGGGTGCACGGCTTCACGCGCTCGGCCTTGGCCTTGGCGCGCCTCTCCTCGCGGCGCTTGCGGCGCGCGGCCCTTCTTTCCTCGGAGTTCATCGAAGGCACCCCGCACGGCTCTCAGTGTGGCTCTGGCAGCCGCTTGAGGTATGGCCATGAAACGCGGCGAAGCCACGGAGCGCCGCGCCATGCAAGCAGCGTCCGGCCACCCTCGCGGGGTGCGTATTTACGGGCGCATGCCCGACGGTCGCGCCTTCCTTCCTCTTCGCGCTCTGCTTTCGGCTCTGGGGCCTACTCGGTCTGGCAATAAGGGAATCCGGGGCGGGGGCGAACCCAGACGTTCGTCGCGGAGTTGTAGTTGGCATTGCCGTTGTTGTTGACGTAGCACACGTTGGACGACGAGCCACCCATGACGGAACGCAGCCACCAGTTGTACCGATATACAAGGCGGGACCGCCGTCCATTATAGCGAACGCAGGCGCTCTAGCTCGGCCTCGGCCTCGGCTATGCGCTCCTCGGTGGACTTCTTGCCGGTGACGCGCACGTTCTTGCGCGCGCCCTTCAGCAGCTTAATCTCCTCCTCGACCATGGCCGCCAGCTCCTCGAAGCGGTTGGCGTTCACGGGCAGGCCGATATCCATGAGGCACTGCATGTCCAGCATCAGCTGCTCGCAGTCAGCTATGGCCAGCGTCAGGTAGCGTTTCCTCTCCAGCGCGTTGAACGAGGTGTTGGGGTAGAAGCAGTCGGCACGGTTGACGTTGTACACGATGCTGCGCGCCGTCTCCACCGTGGGCACCGCGTTCAGCAGACGATAGGTCTTCGGAACAACAGAGGACGACGCCATCAGCTTGTTGACCTCCACGCGGATGGCGATTGCTTGAGTGAAAAACTTGTACTCGGAAACCTCGCGGTTGCGCTGGTAGACGCCGCTCACGTGCACCTCCTGGGGAAACTGGCGGAAAAAAACGGCCCGCTTCGCGGGCGAGAGGCGACCGCGCAAGGCGGTCGCCTAAAAGCAGAGTATAGAGCACTCGGCTGGCTAGCCGACGAGGAGGCCGGGGCGGGGGCGAACCCAGACGCCCGTCGCCGAGTTGCAGTAGGCAAGGCCGTTGCTGGCGACATAGCACACGTCGGACGCGGAGCCCGACGCAACGGAACGCAGCCACCAACCGTACCGAGTTCCGTTGATTCGGTGCGCGGTGTCCCTGAACAGGTCCCACTGGCAGTCGAAGCCCACGCTGTAGCCCTTCGTCCCCCACACGGGGCAGCCGTACACCTCCATCTCCGACAGCGAGAACACCTTGCCGATATCCTGCCAGCTCCACGAGTTGGAGTCGTTGAGCGCGCCGCTGGCGCTGTAACGCTCCTCAAGCAGGACGCGCTGGGTCAGCAGGTACTTGGTCAGCCCCTCGGGCAGGCACGCCTCGAAGGCCGTCTCCCACGCCTTGAGGCTGCTGTTGGGGTAGGGGCATTTCCGGTCGGCGGTGCCCTGGTTCGTGTTGGTGGTGTTCCACATCAGGAAGCTGTCGTTGGCAACGCCGGTCACGGTCTTGGCCACGGCGATGGGCGCGGAGGCCACGAAGGCGATGTGGTGGCCTTTGGAGCTGTCGCCGCAGCAGTAGTACGGGTCGAAGTGCGCCAGGAGGAAGCGCACGGACTGCTGGGCCGCCACGCCCGACGCGCTTACCAGCGGCACGTCGATGTAGTCTCCCACGCGCAGGCCCGCGAAGTTGCCGTTGGCGGCTCGCTTGTGCAGCGCGTCGTACACGCTGCCGCTGCCGATCTCTCCCGCCAGGATGGTGGCGATGTTCTGCCCGCCGTACTTGCCGATTTGGCCCTGGCGGTTGTACTCGGCGTTGTTGAGCGCCGTCTGCGCGTTGCTGCGCGCGGTATCGTCGATGACGTTGAGCGACTGGCCGCCGACGACCAGCGTCTTTGCATTTGCCATTTATCCTCCTTAGGCAAGGGTTACCGTGCTGCCCGAGACCGAGCACGTGCCGCCGAACGACACCGTGTCGCCGGACACCGACGCCTTGGATGCCGGGCAGTAGACGGTCCCGTCCATGTAGATGAACTTCCCCGTCGCGTCGGCGAGCATCGTCGCGAGCTGGCCGTTCTGACGGCGCAGCTCCGCGATATCGGATTCGCCGCCGGCGCCCTGCGCCACCGAGTTCGCGATCTGCAGCGCCTGGTTCGCGGCGGCCTCGGCATGAGACGCCGCGCCGTTGGCCGCGGCGGCCGCATTGCTCGCCAGCGCAGTCGAGGCGCTTGCGGTATCGTTCGCGGCATTCGCCTTCTGAACGGCGGCGTTGGCGTTCTCGGTGGCAGTCGAGCACTTCGCGGCGGCCGTTCTGGCAGCTCCGGCGGCGACGTTGGCGTCATATGCCTGGGTCTTTGCGGTGCCTGCGGCGCTGCTCGCCAGCGACGCGGCGCTCTCGGCCCTCTTTCGCGCCGCCTCGACATCGTCGTAATTCGCAGGGCGGAACTGGTAGGTGGTGACGCTGCCGTCACTCTCCGTCACTTCGAAGCCGTCGATATAGCCGTCGTCCCCCACCCTCACGTCGTAGACGGCAGACCCGTCGCTGTCGTTGGCCATGCGGCCTCCCTTCCGCGGGTCTGCACCCGCACGATAATCAAGCGAGCACCCCGATCGCCGTCCACACGGGCGGCGATCCGATGAGGACGATCCTCTGCCCCACCTTGGCGGCGGAGCAGGCCGTCGTCATGTGCACGCCCTCGGCTACGCCCCCGCGCACGAGCACCGAGAGCGTGCCGCCCGATACCGCCGTGACGTAGCCGTAGACGACCTGCGCCGCGGGCTTGTCCGGCGGCGCGATGGACTCGAGCAGGTCGGATGCCATACTCATGCCGCGCTCCTCTCGAACTTGCGGGCCTCGATATCCATCGGGCACCCGTCATCAAAGTTGATCGTTTGCGTCCTGATGCAGACGTGGTCGAGGTCCAGGCCCGCCGTCGGCAGGCGGAGGTTGCCCGCGTCGTAGACCGACACCTGGTCGTATATGCACGTGCAGCTCGCCCTCTGGATGACGGACCTACTGTCGTTGAGCAGCGTCGCGGCCTTGGCGTCCGCCGCCGCCTGGATGGCGTCGTGCGGCCAGGGAGTCGCCTCGGAGCCCTCCTCGACCTTGTCGGCGACCACCACGGCCTCGCCGCCCGCCTCGAGGTAGACGTAGCCCCACGACACCTTCGGGTGGCTCGCCGCCGGGGTGAACGTCACCGTGACCTTCTGCCACTCGCCCGTCATGGGCACGGCGTGCACGCCCGAGCCGGCGCCCGCGTCCTGGTCCCAGAAGATCTGCAGCTGGACGTTCTTCCCGGCCGTGCCCTTGACCCACACGCTCTGCGTGTATGGCGTCCCGGCCCTTGCGGACGGCCCGCCGTCCTGGCAGAAGCCGATGCGCCCGCCGCTGCTCGTAATCTTGATGCCGAAGAACACGGCGGTCTGCGGGGAGTCGGGCACGTACACGGTCGAAATCGACCCGTTTCCGTCGCTCTGGCGGAACGTCCCGCTCTCCTCCGTCCCCGAGCCGATCTGCATCTCGGCCGCGCCGGAGAGCATGTTGGAGTCCTCGGTGACGCTCGTGGGCAGGTCGGAGAGGTCGTATCGGGCAGTCTCGCGCCTGCCGGTGCTCACGGTGGAGTACGGGCTGTCGGGGTCGTCATCCACCGCAGTGCCCCGCACGGAGATGTCCTGCGAGGAGAAGTCGACATGGATGACGTTGGCGACGCTGAAGGTGTCGTGCTCGTAGTCGAGCCCGAGCGTGATGCGGCAGTCCGGCCCCTCGATGTAGTCGAAGACGATCGGCCGCTGGTCCGGCTCGACGTAGCGGCGGAACAGCACGCGCCCGTACGGGTCGGTGTGCGCCGCGAGGAAGCCGGCGGCATCGAGCAGGCGGTTGACTGCGGCCAGCTTGGAGTCCGCGCGGTCCTCGTCGGACGATGTCGTTGAGATGCCGAACACCCACGTCGAGGTGAGCACGGCGTCGCACTCGTCGGCCACGACCTCGAGGCCGCAGCTCTCGGCGATCTTCCTGGCCGCATCGACCATGTTCGTCCCGGCGGGGATGACGTACGGCCCGTCGAAGTCGTCCTTGGCGAGCGCCCTGAGCCTGCCGTAGACGTCGGCCCTGCCGGTGGTGACGGCGCCGTCCGCGCTCACCTTCGGCGTGGAGACGTAGAAGGTCCCCAGCGCCTCGGTGCGGCTCTCGCCCGTCCAGGGGGACGATGCCTCGAGGTACACGCGCAGCAGGCCGGTGCCCATGTCGAGGGCCCCGACGTAGTCGACGCTCCCCTGCTCGAAGATGGCCGTGTCCTGGTTGCGCTCCACGCTCCCGCCCGTGATGTTGGCGAGCTCGGCGCCCTCCAGCCCCGTCGCGAGGTCGACCCGCACGAAGCGGTACTCGGCCGAGAATGGCTCGAGCCAGAAGCTGTCCCTAGCCATTGGGCTCCCTCCAGACCTCGCGCTTGGTCGACAGGCTCACCTTGTACCACCGCGGCGACGACCGCGTGATGGTCGGGCTCAGCTGCACGAAGGCGCGGTCGCCGTCGTGCGTGCGCGCCCAGCAGTGGGAATGCTCGCGCAGCAGCGCCGACACGCGCGCGATCTCGTCTGCCGGGACGGCGAAATCCCAGCTCTCCGAGATATCCAGCCTGTTGGACGGGTAGCCCGTCGGCAGCCCGCCCGCGGAGCCGAAGAAGTGGAACTGGGTGACCGCGTGGTCGTACCCGCGCGAGTACCCCGGCGGCCCGCCCGCCCCGACGGTGCCGGCGACGACCGAGGTCGCGCCCGCGTCGAAGTTGAAGGCGTAGCCGCGGCAGCGGCACGACGTCTCGACCTCGGTCGTGGAGACCGTGCCGCTCGCGGCGTGCCCGACCGCGACGTAGGTGAACGCCGCGTTGAGCGGGGGCAGCCGGTCGATGACGCTCTGCCCCTGCTTGAGGCCGGTCGCGAGCGTCCTGCGCGAGCCGTCCGGCAGGACGCGGATGAGGTCGAAGGACTGGCACGGCGGGAGGCTGTGGAGCAGCAGCTTCGTCCCCTTGATAGACGCGCCGCCGTTGAGCCTGATGTTCCCGGCGGCCGTTCTCGACATGGGTCCGCGGAGCTTGTGGCCGCTGACCGCATACTCCGAGATGCCGTCGCGTACGGTGACGGTCGCGGCGTAATCGTCCGAGTAGTCGATATTGACGATCGGGGTGGCGGGGACGAGCCAGTCGGTCGTGACGGTCCTCGTGAAGCTCGCCGAGAGCCCCGAGCCGCCGCGGACGGTCAGCTCGAGGGTGTAGGTCGTCTTGTTGCTCAGCCCCGTCGACACGGAGTGCGAGCGCGCGGACGCGCCCACGTTGACGTCCAGCACCGTGCCCGATGGCGATGTCACCCTCAGGCGCTGGGACGCGACCCCGGTCTCGTCCGCGACGCTCCACGCGATGGGCAGCGGGAGCTCCACGACCGCGTCGCCGTCCTGCGCCGGGGCGGTGAAGAAGGCTTGCGGCGGGTCGGCCACCGTGAACGAGGCGTACGAGCTCCACGCGCCCCATGACGGGTCGGCGCCCTTGGTGCGCACGCGCAGGCGGTAGGTTCCCTTCACCGACAGGCTCATGGTTGTCGTCGATGCGGCACCGGTGATGTAGTGCGGGACGGTCTTGCCGTCGGGTTGGACCAGCTCTATCTGGGCCGCCGACTGCGCGGTGCCGTCGGGGTGGTTCCGCGTCCAGCCGATGGTCGCCGTCGACCCCGTCGGGTAGGCGGGCTCGACCCCCGAGACGGCCGGCGCGTACGGCGGGCAGATCGTGGCCACGGCGTTGGATGCCGTCCACGCGGAGAAGACGGTGTCCCCCGCGCCGGCCACGGGCTTCGTGCGGTAGGTGCGGACCTCGTAGACGACCTTCTCTCCCGCCACGGCGGCCGCATCGGTCATGGACCAGACGCCGGGCTCCTGCCTGTCGGCGGCGAGGCTGCGGGCCTTATACGTCCTGCCGCCGTCCGAGGTCGCGCGGACCTCGAAGCCGCTTATCCAGGACGGGATGTCGGGGCCGCGCACGACCAGCGAGACCTCGCCGTCGCCGGAGCGCGAGAGCGAGACCGACGCCGGCGGCGCGGGCGTCTTGTAGACGCGCACCATGTTCGACATCGCGGACGTTCCCCCGCGCCAGCGGGCGCAGACCGAGTAGTCGTAGAAATGGTTGGCGCTCGTCATGGAGTCGCGCCAGTTCGAGATCGTCGACTGGTTGTAGGGGTTCTCGAGCTGCCCCTCGTCCGTGGATCGGTAGACGTTGATGCCGTCGTAGTACTTGCGGGCCCCGTCGTCCGGGTGGTTGACCCACTCGAGCACGGTGGAGCCGTCGGACGACTCCGTCACGGTGAGGCCGGTGGGCGCGCTCGGCTCGTAGGCGGGGACCTTGCCAATCCTCGCGTTCTCGCCGCACGACGTGGTCACGCCAGCACCGCCGTAGCCGTTGACGGTCTCGCTGGACGTCCATGCGGAGCACCAGACGTCGTAATCGCCGTCGTTGCGCGCCGCGTCGGTGTAGCCGCTCAGCTTGACGGCGTTCTGGTAGTTCTGCGTCGTCACGCCCGCGGCGTTTGCGCGCTCGACGCCGCCGACCGACACGTGGAGGCGTACGCCCCACTGGTTCCACGGGCCGAAGTCGACCGATGCGCTCCAGTGGATGCGCGCGGTCGCGTCGCTGATGTTCTCGACCCACGTGGAGAGCGTGACCCCGTAGAACTTCGTATTGTTGCGCCTTGTCTCGGCGTAAGCCATGTCCTACCCCCTCCTCGACCTTGACGAGCGCTTGACCTCGGCGATGAGCTCCCTGAGGGCGCGGGCGATGCGCTCGTCGACCTCGAGCACGGAGCCGTCGATGTTGATGTAGTAGGTGTCGCCGCGCTCTACGACGCCGAGCCCGGCAGCCGCGGCCGTCCCGATAGCCGCCGAGCGCGTGCCGGCGGCATCGACGGCGGCGAAGGAGACCTCGGGCACGTCGAACACGTCCTCGACGCGCGAGAGCGCCTTCGACGCCATGGCGGCAGTCCCGGCCGACGCATCGACGATACTCTTGCCGAAGTCGCCCATGAGCGCCTGGCCGGAGTAGGTCGTGTAGCCGTGGCCGCTGAACGGTCCCCACTTCGCCGGCGAGAACGGGAACAGGCCGCGGATCCTCTCCACGGCGCCCGAGATCGAGGACGTGACGGAGCCGATGGCGGACTCGATGCCGGACTTGAGGCCGTTGAGGATGGCCTTGCCGGACTCGACGAGCCAGGAGCCCGCGCCGGCGAAGAAGCCGGTGATCTTGTCCTTGATGCCGGTGACCGTGGTGTACACCGAGTCGATGCCGCTCTGGGCGGCGCTCTTGATGCCGTCCCATATCGACGAGAAGGCGCTCTTGATGGAGCCCCAGGTGCTCGACCACACCCCGCTGATCGTGCTCAGCACGGAGCTGATGACCGACGAGATGACGCCTATCGCGAGGTTGACGATGCTCTGGATGGCGTGCCAGACGATCTCGGCGACCGACTGGATGCCCGTCCACACGCCCTCCCAGTCGCCGTTGATGGCGGCGAGGACGGTGCCTATGACGGCGCTGATGACCTGCATCACGGTCGTGATGAGCACCTGGATGGCGGGCCACACCGTCGAGATGATCGCGGATATCGCCTCGCAGGCAACGGTGAAGGCCGCCTGGACGACGGGCCACACGGCCTGCACCACCGCGGCAATGGCGTTGACCGCCAGCACGAGCACGCCCATGATGACGCCGGCGAGCTGGACGAGGAGCTGTATTATCTGCGCCGCGACGGGCGCGACGGCGGCGATGATCTGCCCGATGACGGGCGCGACCGTGGCGAGGAGCTGAAGCAGCGCCAGGGCGATGTTTCCGAGCGCCGGCAATAGCTGCCCGGTGACGACTGAGGCGATCGCGGCGAAAGCAGAGACGAGGGTCGGCATGACCGATGCCACCGCCGAGGCGACGGCCGAGAAGGCGGGCGCCAGGCCGGAGGCTATCGCGGATGCCGCCGACGTCACCGAGGAGCGGAAGCCCTCGTTGGTCGTCATCATGTAGCCGAAGCCGGCGGCGAGCGCGGCGACTGCGGCGATGACGATGGAAATCGGGCCGACGAGCGTCGCGAATGCGCCCGCGCCCGAGCCGATGGCCGAGAACAGGCCGCGGACGGGGCCGGACGCGGAGGTGAAGGCGCCGGCGGCCTCGCCGGAGACCATCGACGCGAGCGCGCCGATCTCGCCGATACCCGAGCCCGCGACCTTCGCCACGCCCTTGAGCGCGGTCTGCAGCGTCTTGAACTTGTCGATGCCGCCCGTCACGCCCGAGATGGCGAGCTTGGCCGCGGCGAGCCCCGCAGTCGAGCCGACGAACCTGGTGACCGCGTCCGCCAGGGTCGACAGCCCGCTCGAGGAGCCGGCGAGGGACAGGACGCTGTTCGCGGCCCCGTCGAAATCGCCCACCAGTCCCGAGATGGGGCCCCTGATCGCGGAGCAGACGGCCTCGATGCCGCCCGCGCCCTCCACGAGCCCGTTGATGGCGTCGGCGGCTCCCTTGACGCCGAGCGCGAGGTCCTCGGGCCATGTGGCGGTGAAGGTCTGCCCCGCGAGCTCCGCCACGCGGTCTATGACCCTACCGACGGCGTCGGCCGCGGGCTCGAGCGAGCCGCGGACCGCGCGCATGAGCACATCGGCGTTGTAGGCGAGCGTGGAGAAGCTGTCCGAGGACTTGCCGAGGCGCTCCAGCATGCCTATGAATCGCTCGATGTAGCCGCCGACATCGGACACGGTGTCCTTGACGGACGTGATGGCGCCGGCGGCGATATCGCCCGTGCCCTTGATGAGCCCGGTCGCCGCCTGGATGGGAGCCGTGATGTTCTCGACTCCGATGGCGTCGATGCACGCCGCGACCGCCTTGGTCACGGAGTTCTTCAGGTTGGCCATGGATGTGGCGATGCCGGCCGTGCCGGTCTTGGCCTGCTGGGCGAAGGAGTCGAAGCCCGCGTACCCGTTCTTGTCGAGCGAGATGAACGCGTCCTCGAGGTCCTCCACGCTCACCTTGCCGGTCTTGAGGGCGTCGTAGAGGTCGTTCGTGCTCGCGGTCGGCCCGAGCATCGACTTGGCGACCTGGTCCATCTGGCCGGGCATGGCGGTGACGATCGAGCGCCAGTCCTCCATCTCGGGCTTGCCCTTGGCGAGCACCTGGCAGAACTGCTCGAGCGCCGCCTCCTGCACCTGCGTCGACGCGCCGCCCGCGAGCAGCGCGTCGTTGAAGGCGAGCATGATGTCGGTCGCCTTGCCGACGTCCTTGACGGTCGGCACGATCTTCTGGACCGACGAGGTCATGGCGTCCAGGCGCGTAGGCAGGCCGGTGAGGTGGTCGCTCATCTTGTCGATGGACGATGTCGCCGCGTCGGCGCCGTACCCCAGGCCCGCCATGACCTTGGGGAAGTTGTTCATGGTGTCGACGCGGCTGATGGCCGAGTCGAGCGAGTTGCTGATGGCCGTGAAGGCCTTGCTGGTAACCGAGGAGACGATGCCGGCGACGGCGCCGATCTTGGTCCCCAGGCCGGAGCTGAACGCGGACCCGACCTTGACGCCGGCCTTGGAGCCGATGCCCGAGCTGCCCGCGAGGGCGCCGTCGAGCTGGCGGCTGATGGACGACGTGAGGTTGTCGAACTTCGGTGTCAGCAGCACCGAGCCTTTGGCCACGGTGGGCAAGGGGTGATCACCTACCTACGAGCGCTCCCCGAACAGCAGGGAGTCGACCTCGTCCCGACTCAGGTCGAGGCGGCGCGCGACCGGCTCGGCGGCCCTCGCCCTCGGGCGCTTCACGGGGTCGGGCTTGCGGCCCTTGCCCCCAGCGTTCTCGTAGCGCAGGAAGGAGAGGTTGTCGACGGCAAGGGCGAGCAGGTAGGCGTGCTCGTCCCAGGTCGCGCGCGGATCGATGCGCGACACCGTGCGAGACTGCGCCGGCAGCTGCCCAACGAGCGTGAGCAGGCCGGCGAAGTCCCCGCCGATGATGGCTTCGTCCAGGTCAATCGAATAGTACTGGCGGAAGTCCGCCTTGAGCTCGTCGCGCCCCTCGAGCAGGACGTCGGCGAGCGCTATCAGTTTTTTAGCTGGGCGGCCTCGATGAGCAGCTGCTCGATGCGCACGATCTCCTCGATGTCGTCGTAGCCCATCTTGGCGGTCACGGCCTCGGCGACGCGGTCCTCGACGTCCTCGCCGAGCATCGCGGCAAGGTAGCCGAGCTGGTCCTCGATGTCAACGTCCTTGTTCGCCTCTCGGGTGGCCTCCTCTTCGGACATGCCGGAGCGGACGGCCTCCTCGTATACGCGGTTGCGCTTCTTGCTGTCTCGCTGGGCGCGCGCGATCTCCTTGAGCACCTTGCGCGACTTGAAGCGGCGCATGTCGAGCACGTACTCGGTGCCCTCGACCTCGACCGCCTTCTGCCAGGGCTCCAGCTTCTGGCGATTCGCCGGCGAGTCGAACTCGAGGATGGCGGGCTTGTAACCAAGGTACTGCTCCTCCAGGTGCGCGCGCATGCGCTCCTTGGCCTCGACCATCTCTCGCAGCTGCTCGGGGGTCATCTCGTTGATGTCCATGGTTCCTCCTTTTGTAGGCGCAAATGCTTGCGGTGGACGCTGCGGCGCCTACCGCGCAGCGCCCGCCGCAAGCATTTGGCGGGGACGGGAGGGGCGGGCGCCCCTCCCCTTTATCTGTTGTCCGGCTAGTCCGCGACGGCCTTGGACTCGTCCTCGGCGGCGAGCTGGGCCGCCTTCGTGGTATCGTAGATGGCGGTCGTGTGGGTGTCGCCGTCGTCGTTGTAGGGCACGCATGTGATGGTCGGCGTGTAGCCGAGCAGGTCGGAGCTGTTGTAGGAGACGTCGTCTCGCTCGAAGGCCTGGCCGATCGGGATGACGTTGCGCAGGACCTTGGTCGAGGATATGACCGAGTCGAACACGTAGACGTGCGGGTCGGTGAAGTTGCGGTTGTGGCGAATGGTGACGGTGGCGCCGCTCTCCGTCACGTTGGCGTCTCCGTAGATGGTCTTGAGCACGGCGACGGACGACTGGATGAAGGTCATCTGCGCGGAGTCGGCGTAGCTCGTGAGGTCGCGGGCGACCTCGGAGCCGCCCCAGTCGTTGTGCCCCTCGGAGTCGGTGTCGGTCGTGAACGTCACGCCGTCCTCGGAGATGTAGCCCAGCGAGGCGCCGTTGAGCTGCTGAATGAGCTCCTTGAGCGTCTTGGACGGGTCGCTGAGCTTGGTGATATCGGTTCCCGCCGGGAACACGGCGGCGTACCCGCCGGGGCGTCCCTTGGCTACGCCGACGGAGTCCTTGTCGAACATGGGGGTCTCATCGGACATGTGGCCCTCCTTCCTGTGGCGCGCTACGGGCGCGTCACCATGTAAACGTTGATCTGGTACCGCTCATGGCGGCTGTCGGGGTCGGGGAAGCGCATGATCCCTTCCACGGACACGCTGCAGACCTCGGGTATGGCCTCCCAGCACCAGGTGAGCCACTCGCGGGCCATGAGCGCGAGCGTGTATGCCTCGGCCTCCGTGCGCGCCCACGTCTGGACGGCCAGGTACGGGTTGTCGCGACCGGGTCCGGACGGGCCGCCGGTGCGCTCCACCGTGACGAACCTATCGGGCTTGTCGCGGGGGACGAGCGTTGAGCACGGGACGCCGAACGCGGCCCCGAGCCTATCGGGCAGCGTCGTGAGGATGTCGAACATCAGAGGCCGCATCCCTTCTTGAGCGTGTTGTTGCGCAGGTTGTCCAGGCCGGCGAGCCTGCCGTCCCTCTCCCCCGCCTCGTAGACCAGCCCGCCGGCGGTGTAGCCGCGCTGCACGCCCTTCGACTCGTAGCGGGCGCCGGCGCGCCTGAGCGCCGGGTCGCACATGACGTTGCAGCGCGCGGCGGCCGCGGCCGCCTGGGACTCGAGCATCGCTTTGACGCCGTCGGACTTGAGTACCGCGCGCACGCCGGACATCACGGGCGTGACGCGAACGCGCCTACCCATCGACGGCCTCGCACTCGACGGCGCGGTCGAACTGCCCGGGGCAGTTGCCCGCGAGGTAGGGCTGCGGGTCGCCGATCACGCGGTACGCGCGCCCGCCGTAGCGGATGAGGCACCGGCGAAGCGAGCGGCGATCACCGCGCGGCCAGTGGAACGTCATGGAGACGACGGTCCCCTCGGGCCGCGACGCGGAGAGGTCGGACGTGCCGCCCGGCTGGGGCAGCACGCCGGCGACGTCCTCGACCGCGCCGAGCTCGCACACGGCGTTGCCGTGCGCGTCGGTGGCGGGCTCCTGCGGGGCGATCACCTGGACGGTGGCGGTCTTAAACATCCGGGCCTCCCTCCCTGTCCGCAGCGGTCATGGCATCGATGCTGCGCACGCGGCAGCCGGCGAGGCCGAGCCGCTTGAGGTCGGAGCGGCCCAGGTAGAGGTCGCCCGTCGGGTTGGCGAACGTGACGCTCGAGGAGTAAACGCCGGCGCTCTCGGACTGCTGGGTGATGCCCGCCATGGCGCCGGGCGCGTTGACCGCGCGGGCGACCATGGCCACGCAGACGGGCTTCACGTTCTCGTCGAACGTGGCGTTGCCGCCGGCGGCGTAGTCGCGGCCCATGTGGCGCCGGTACGCGCCGCGCAGGTACGCCGAGGCGTCCTCGAGCAGGGCCGCCACCCTGGCCTCATCCCCGTCCTCGACGGGGCCGCAGCGCGCGACATAGTCGGCGACGGTGGCGAAGGCGCCCACTAGAGCGCCGCCAGGATGGCGGCGAGCTCCGCCTTGGTCGCCTTGCGCGGCGCGAAGCCGTTGGCGGCCTCGATGGCATCGCGCAGCTGCTGCACGGTCATCTCCGGCGCGGGCTTCTCGGCCGCGGGCTGCTCGGGCGCGGAGTCCTCGCCGCCCCCGTCCTCGGCGGGCGCGTTCTCTGCGGTATCCGCAGCGGCCTCGGAGCCGGCGGGCGGGAGGTCGACGTGGCCGCCGGCGGAAAGCTCCGCGAAGCGCGCCTCGGTCAGCTCGACCTCCTCTCCGACGAGATGCACCGCGAGGGTCTCGCGGTCACGGTACGGGTAGGTGACCAAAGCGATCATGGATGCTCCTTAGGGTTGCTAGGCGGTCGGGGCGATGGTGCCCTTGACCACGAAGTCGATGTACTCGGCGAAGAACACGAGGCCGACGTAGGCCACGGTGTCGTAGGTCAGGCTCTTGAGCTCGGGCGAGTGGGACACGGCGATGTAGCCGCTCTCGTCGGAGTAGAAGCCGAACAGGTCGTCGCCGTCGGTCGGGGCGACGTAGACCTTGATGTTGTCCTTGACGGTGGCGTAGATGGTGCCGGCGGCCACGGAGCCGGTGGAGACGAGCGTACCGAGGCCCGCCCAGTTCTCGATGTAGGAGATGCCGAAGGCGCTGAAGACCTCGGACTCGCCGATCTGCTTGGCGAAGTCGACCGGGTTGGCGAAGTAGACGGTCTCGCCGCTGCCGAAGCCGTAGTCCTCGGTGAGGTTGGACAGGGCGGCCCAGGCGTTGGCGGCGACGGCCACGAGGCTCTTGCCGGTCGCGGCGGTGGTGCCCTCGGCGCCGAGCGCGGCGACGAAGTCCTTCTTGATGTCGCGCTGCATGTCGGAGATCATAGCCGCGTCAGTCTTGTCGACGGCGCCGTCGTAGCCGCGCTTCTTGACCTCCTGCAGCGTGGTCTGCTTGCGGTAGGGCTTGAGCGTCACCTCGTAGGTCGTGACGTCCTCGTAGTCGTAGCTGGACAGCGGGATGTCCTGGCCGGGGGTGTACTTGGCCTCGGAGAGCTTGCCGGTGATCTTCTTCTGGTGCAGGGTCTCGCCCACGGCGGCGTGGATGGGCGCGCAGGTGGACAGCATCGCCGTGAGCTTCTCGAGCGACTTGGTGAACGTGTTCACGAGGTCGACGTTGCGCGCGGCTGCGAGGGTCTTGATATCGGGCATTGGGGCCCCTTTCTCCCCTTACTTGAAGAGGTCGATGTTGGCGGCGATGGCCGCCATGCGTTCCTTCTTGTCCTCGATTCCGAGGATGTCCTTCTTGGAGGGCTTGCCGGGCTTGGGCTTGCCGCCGGCCTCGGGCGCTTTCGGCGCACCGCCGGCCGGTTTCGTGATGGCCGCCACGGCCTTGGCCTGCTCGGTGAGCGCGTCCTCGTCCTCGCCGTTGAGCGTGGCCACGATGGAGCGGTCGAGTCCGGTGGCCTTGGCCACGGAGTCGACGAGCGCGGAGCGGGCGGCGCTCGCCTTGAGGGAGGCGTTCTCGCTCTCGAGCGCGTTCAGGCGCTCCTCGACGGTCGGGTCGGCCTTGGTCGCGGCCGCTTTGAGCTCGTCGAGCTCCTTGAGGTTCGCCTTCGAGCGGCTCTCCCACTTGCGCGACTCCTTCAGCGCGTTCTCGTAGAGCGCCTTGTAGTCGGGCTCCTGACCGGTGTCTCCGTCCTGTGCAGGTCCGGTCGGCTCAGTCTCGGTGGGCGTGGTCTCCTGGGCCATGCTCCCTCCATTTCCGCCCCGTGCGGGGCATCATCTTGCCCCGTGCGGGGCGCTTTTCGGCATGAAAAAGGCCACCCGTGCGGATGGCCTGGTTCAACGTTTTGGTCGGGGCGGCGGGACTCGAACCCGCACGGGCGATGCCCACGTGCTCCTGAGGCACGCGCGTCTGCCATTCCGCCACGCCCCGGTGTGATAAAATGCTTGTAAAGGACGCGCACCCTGGTTAAGAACCGAGGCCCGCGTCCATTTATTTCAGGGTCTCGATTGTCCCGTCGGCATGCACGATGTGAAGGTTCCTGATAGTTCCATCGTCCACGAATCTCTGGGCCACATCGATAGCCGCCCGCTCGTCGGACTTGAGCCTGAGCAGGCTCAGATATACGTCTCCATCCCGGTTACCATACGCACCAAGCTGTTCAGAAGCGTGCTTTAGTCTGTCAGCGATCTTCCTGACGCTTCTCGGCGTCTTTATCTCGGCATACCCACCGGAAGTCCTAACGTCCGGGGCCATCTCTCTTTCCTGTGGCAAAAATACGGCCTCATCGCCATCCCCCATCGCCGTGAGCACCGCCCACACCTCGCTGCCGTCCGGCAACGCAAATATCGGTTTGCCTTTCGTTCCTAGCGTCCAAGAACCGGCAGCATTGACCCCGCACTGCTCGCCGAGAAGTCTCAGCAGCTCGCCGACGGTTGCGTCATACGAAGATGGGGTTCTCCCATTGGCCCGGAATGCTTTGGAGGCGCTGGACATGGCCGCGTCCAGGGCATCGGCATATGCCAAATGGTCATCATCACAAAGACCAAAAGCACGGCATGCCGTCGCCTTAACGGCGTCTGCCTGCACTTTCGGTAGACCGAAGTCATCTATCTCCTTGAACCGGACCCACAGGTCGCGCAGGTCCTCCGGGCGCACGCCCTCCACGAGCTCCGCGTCCGGATCGTCCTCGAAACCGGGGACGACCTTGCAGTCGCAGTTCCGGTGGAAGTGCTTGAACTCGCCGGCGGACTTGCGCGTGTGGTAGACTGCGCCGCGGCTCGCGAGCATGATGCAGAAGGTGCAGGTCTCGAAGCCAGTCGGCACGCGCGCGAAGCGCACGCCCTTGCCGCTGTCGCGGCCCACGTTGGAGATGATCGTCTCGTTCAGGCTGCGGAACGCGTCGTTGCGGGCGTACTCGCCGCACGCCCTGGCGAACGCCGCGTCGCCGCCCTTCACGAGCTTCTTCGCTTGGTAGCGCGCGACCTCGTCGACGGACTTCGGCTTGTAGGTCGTCATGGTGACGGCCTGCTGCAGCCTGGCGCCCTCGCGCTCGGCGAGGTCGTCGTACCACTGCGCGGCGAACTCCGCCGCCACGTCGTCGTAGCCCTGCACGAAGCCCTCCATGATGAGCTTCGCGGCCTCGCGCTTCTCGGCCACGCTCGCGCCCTCGTGGGCGCGGCACCAGGCGAGCACGGCGGCTTCCACATCGGATGCCGCCCTGTCGCCTATCTTCGCCACGGCGCGGTTGTACGCCGCGAACTCGGCCGCGCTAATCATCGGCGGGCGGCTCGGCCCCTGCCGCCTGGGTGACGCCCGCCATCAGGTCGAGCGCCGTCGAGCGCGTAACGTTGCGCCGAATCTCGGACGTGACGTTGCGCACCTCGTCGTCATCGAGGCCGTTGAGGCGCCAAAACGTAGGCGTGCCGGCGAAGCCCTCGACCGCCGACGCGAGCTTGATGGAGCTGTCGGTCTGCTGGGCCAGCGTCGGCATGGCGGGGTTGAGGAAGTGGACGGACACGCCGCAGGCGTCCTCCGCCTCGTCGTAGGAGCATCCCAGCTCCGTCGCGATCGCGGCGGTCGCGGCCTTCGCCAGCGCCTCCTTGGCCTCGCGGATGAAGCTCTTGCACTTGAGGATGAGCGGCTCGTTCTCGGCGTAGATCGCCTCGGCGGAGCTGGGGTTGTCGCTCATGATGCCGAACTGCCCCACGTGGATGCCGGTCGCGGCGCTCATGCGCTTGCACAGGTTGCCGAAGTGCTCGGTCATGGGCTGCATGCTCGGCTGCGTGAGCTGGCCGAACTGCGGTATCGTGCCGTCCTCGGTCTTGGTGACCTCGAAGATGGAGCCGATGAAGGCGCTCCACTTGGTCTTGTCGGCGAACGCGTCGCCGTCGGTGCCCAGCAGGTACTTCTGCGTGGACGCAGCGAACGCGGCGGCGATCTCCTCGTTGACGTTGGCGCGCATGGCGCAGTCGATGTTCCAGCGCACCTCGGAGTTGATCCTGGACACGCCGAACGGCCGGTCGTCATCGGGGTTGTGCGGCATGACGAACATGGGCACGGCGCCCAGGCCGTGCTCCACGTACTCAGCCGCCCACTCGTTGCGGCGCACCTCGCGGATGCGCACCATGCGGTCCGGCAGCATCACGTTGACCCAGTCCGGGCGGTCCGTGGGCACCCCTCGGTCCTTGGCGAAGGACACCACGAACATGCCCGCACTCAGGCACTCGTGGACGTCGTCCCAGATGCCCGTGCACAGCGTCGGCGGGTACGCCGAGATGCGTGCGCGCCCCTCCTCGTCCGCCGTCACCACGAGCATTGAGAAGCAGTACTTGAGGGCTGAGTTGACGGCCTTGCCGACGCGCGTGGCCATCTTGTTGCGCTTCGCCACGGAGGTGAGCAGGCCGTCGAAGTCCTCGTCGTCGGGGCACGTGAACCCGTCGAAGGCGATGTGGTCGCGCATGACCTCCACGCACTTGTATCCCCATCCGCACGCGACCTCCAGGTCGTGCAGCGAGTCGGGCACGGAGATGCCGAGGTCCTTGAGCATGTTGCGCGCCTCGTAGTAGTCGGAGCGCAGGAGGTTGCCCCTGTAGTGCGTCTGCCAGCTGTGGAGCAGGCAGCGCACCGTCTCGCGGTCCTCCTCGAGCAGGCCGTCGGCGGACGCCACGGCGTAAGGTATCGAGATCAAGTGACCCTCGCCTTCATTCCGGGTTTTCTCTTCGATGTGTTGAGCGCGAGCAGAGCCAGCCCCGCGGCCTCGATGGGCGCGGCGTTGTCCCCGCCGAAGCCCCAGCCGCCCGACGAGCCGATCTTGCGCTTGGGCGAGGTCTCGGCGGAGAGGTCGAGCGCCGGGCACGCGATGTGCGTGACCGTACCCGCCTTCGCTCCGGACGAGATGAGGCTCGCCGAGGTCACGGCCTGGTCGGCGCTCGGGCGCAGGATGTAGTCCTTGGGCATACCCATGCCCTCGAGCTTGTCGCACAGGGCACCGGCGCCCGCCTTGCCGTCGATGGCGACGCAGGCGTACCTGCCGGCCCTCGCGGCGATCCAGTAGGCGAGCCAATCCGTGCTGGGCTCCGGGTCCTCGCAGAAGGGCAGCTCCACGTGCACGGTCGCGGATCCGGGCAGTCGCACCGCGCACGCCACGGCGACGGTCGAGCCGTCGGCGCTGAACCTCACGCCGGCGCAGACCCTGCAGCCGGCGGTCAGCTCCGGGCCCCTCCCCACGAGGCACGCGCCCCATGCGGCGGCGCCGATGATGGGCTCCTCCACCTGGTTCTGCGGGGGCAGCCAGTAGCCCAGGTACTCCTGGGCGGCGCCCAGCTCGTCCATGTCCTTCATGCCGGTGCGGATGGCGCGGATGTCGGCGTGGTATCCCAGGGACGGCATGACCTCGGGCCAGCGGCTCTCGTCCCAGATGTCGCCTACTTCCTCGACGCCGTACTCCAGCCACAGCAGGTCGGACGCCTTCTCGCCGCCCTCCCACGCCTGCTGCCGCAGGTTCTTGAACACCTCCGCGGGGTTTCCGGAGCGGGTCGGCGTGCCGGCGTAGACGATCATCAGGTTGTGTTTCGCGCCGGACACCGTGGTCGGGTTGACGACCTGGGTGTGGATGCCCGTGAGCTCCTGGGCCTCGTCGTATATGACGATGTCGAACGAGAAGCCCAGGCGAGAGGACTTGGTCCTCGTCGAGAACTGGATGACGCCTCCTGAGCTGAACCGCATCCACTCCTGGCCGGTCTGCGAGCAGACCTCGACCAGGAGCTTGCGCCAGCGCGGGATTCCCTCGGACGTATCGCCGACACGACGGCCGAAGATCTTGCGGAAGCGGGAGACCATCTCCATGGTCGTGGAGTAGTTGTGCTCGGTCCACAGCACCTTGTAGCCGGCCAGCGCCGCCATGATCGCGACCCACACGATGAGGTCGACGGACTTGCCCTGCTGGCGCGGGATGGAGATGCCGACGCGCGGATGGACCCACTTTCCGTTGGCGTCCACGGCGCCGATGTCGTGGGCGAGCTGCTCCTGCCACGGCACGAGCTCGTATCCCATCGTCGGGGCGAGCTCGACCGCGAGGGAGCCTATAGACCTCTCGTAGGGCTGGACGAGGCGGAGCCTCGGCTTAGCCGAGGACGTCGCGCAGGACCGAGACGGCGTTGATGATGACATCGTCGCCACCGTCCTCCCCGGCCCCCTCTATCCGTTCAATCTGCTCGAGCGTCTCGCGGTACTCCTTGGCGAGCCGGGCCGCCTGGCTGGGCTCGGCGTCGTAGAGCTGCCGCTCGATGATCTGCCGCACCCACCGGAGCCTCCCGAGCGTGTCCTGGCGGCCGTCCGGGCCGTCTGCGGGAGGGGCCGAGAGACCGGCGCACACGGACTCTCCCGCGGACTCGTCGGTCGCTATCTCGCCGCTCTCCTTCATGCGCTTGATGAGGGCGCACACGCCCGAGCGCGACCTCTTGAGTTTCTTCGCGATAGCCGCAGGTCCGAGCGCCGGGTACGCGTTTTTGACGAACTCCCGCTCGTCCGCGGTCCAGGGCTTGCCCCTCGGCTTCGTGGACTTCGTGGACATTCCATGCACCTCCCGGTATGGACTCGGTTTCGGGGCCTGCGCAAAAAAGGCGCAATGCCGGGTGGCGAGCCTTCGGCCCCCGGGGAGGGGCCATCCCCCAGGGTCGCGTCACCACGGCAGCGAGGTCGAGCAGCCCACGTCGCGGGGACGCGGCGATATCGAGCCGTTGAGGGCGGCGAGGCTCTTGTTGCCGCGCCGCTCGTTGCAGATCCGGTGCGCCGGCGCGACGTTCGCGCGGTCGATGGGCGAGCCGCCCTTGGATACGGGCACGATCTCGTCCACCTCGAAGCTCATCGGGTCGCCCGCGGGCAGGTCGTAGTCGATGGCCATGCCGCAGATGTGGCACGGCAGCCCCTGCGCCTTGAGCCAGGCGCGCACCTGCCGGCGGGCGTGGCCGTTGGCGTAGCGGGTCTTGGTGGCCACGGCTAGCGCTCCACGGGAGAGCGGCCCCGGTTGGCCATGCACTCCTCGAGCCCCGCGTAGCGCAGGCTCTCGACTGCCTTGCCGGCCCCCTTGCACTTGCGCCCGCCCGCACGGCGGGCGATACCCAGGGCGCGGCGGAATGCCCACGCCATGACGGTGTCGTACCGGCTTGCGGCGCGAACGATAGCCTCGCGCGTGACCACGGACCCACCTCATTAGGTTGTTGCTTAATAGAAAGGCCGGAGTCCCTGAACTGCTGAAGGGAACCCCGGCCACTCACCTGTGCTTCCACGCACATCCGACCCGCAAGCCGCGCGGGCGGCGCTGCGAATCGACACCCTAGTTATATCCCAGAAGAAACCTGCAACGGTCTGCAATTGTGTGCAATCGTCTGCAACCATCTGCAATTGTCTGCAGAAGTGTGCAATCGTCTGCAATTGCATGCAGTCCCATAAAGACAGAAGGCCCCGACCGCACATGGCGATCGGGGCCGACATGCTGACGCGAACCAACCATCCAACTATATTGCCGCACGTCCCACGCCAGCCCTTGCGGTGGCGATGCCCACCATATCGACCCAGTCCAGAGCTGATGACATATCTGAATGGACCGACCTCACCGACACCCCGAGCATCCCCGCGATCTCCTGCAGCGTCCTGTCCTCGCAGTAGCGCAGCTCCAGCACGTCGCCCCAACGCTTGCCCGGGTTGGCCGAGCGCACGCCCGCGCAGAGCTCGCGGCCACGCTCCACCTCGTGCCGCAGCTCCGACAGCTCCGCGCCGCTGCGGCGCTCGTAGTCTATGCGGTCGTCGGTGGACCTCATGAAGTCCGCGCCGTGCGCGCCCTTGCCCACGGCGTCGTAGCGCTGGGCGCGCACCTGCTCGCGCGCCTGCATCGACTCGATGACCGCCAGGCGGCGGTCGATGCCGCGCTGGGCGGCCCGTACAGTCTCCAAATATTCACGTGCGTCCATGTGACCTCCCGCGTGGTACCATGCATTTGTCATATAGAGGATGCCGGGAGGCGTCTTTGCCAAAGGCCGCCGGCGCTCCAACGCCAGCGGCCTTAATTATATATCTACCTGCGGAAACTCAATATCTCATCGCGACCTCGCGCCGCATGGCCATGATCTCGTCGTGCGCCGACCCCGACCCGGCCAGATAGCGGTCCACCCTGTCGCGCTTCGGCTTGGTGCCTTTGCGACGGGCCTCCTTCACGCGGCGCAGGTCGTGCTCGCGCCGACACGCCTCCGAGCAGTACTTGGCGTGGGGCGCCTTCGGGATGAAGACCCTCCCGCAGATCGCGCACGTCCTCTCCTGCACGTCCCACATCACGTTCATCTCGTCGACCTCCTGCACCTGCGGGCGCGGCGCGCCTCGATGCTCTTGCGCACGCGGCGGTTCTCGATAATCATCCGCCACAGCTTCTCAAACAACCTCATCGCTTAGCCTTCCTCGACCTCTTGAGCGCGCGGGCGCGGTCGCGCTGCAGCGCCCTCGCCCTCCGCTCCGTCTCCCCGATCTGCGCCGCCGTCACCCGCGGCGCGTCGGCACGACCGTGCACGAGCGCCCGGCGCGCGGGACCCGACACAAGATCGGGCACCGTGCGCCAGGCGGTCGCGCGGTACAGCTCCACCGCCGAGCGGATCACCTGCCGTCCTCCCCCGTTTCGACGAATACAGCGCCAGTCGCGCGCCATCTCGAGTACGAGTCCATCAGCATCGCCCAGAGCAGGCAGAGCGTTGAGTCTTCTCTCAAGCTTCCTGCGCCTCGCATACCAAGGTCGTATCTCAGCCGAAGGGAGCCTCCGTTGTCGGGGCAGTAGACCTGCACGCCCAACGGCAGGAGCATCTTGTCGTGCAGCTCGTCAGCAAGGTCGCGAGGGCACACGAGCCAGTTATCGTCGCCTCGGAACGTGAGGCCGTGGCCGCTCTTAAAGTCAGCCATGCACGACTTGACCTCAACGAACACGAACCGCCCGTGCTCGAGCTTCATGTTCCGACCTCCGACGCCCGGGGAAAACGCCATGAAGTCGACCCTGTGGGCAGGGTCCACCCATACCTCCCGCGCGACGAGCGCGAACTGCCTGCGGAGCTTCTTCTCCACCTTCTCGGACAGCTCTTCGGTCACATCACTGCGGTTCATTCGCCATCACCAACAAGCCTGTCGCAAAGGCGGTCCATACTCTCGCCGCATATATAGAGTGAGGACTTCCCCCAGTCCAGCCGTCGGGCATGTCCTCGATACGGCGTTTCGTCCTATACGTGCGTACGGTGGTAATCTCGAGCTCGAACGTGCGCTTGCACTCAGGGCACACAACCTCTTCATCGTCCTCGTCGTAATACCACGGGTCATCGATGGAACTCTCGCAGTAGGGGCAAACCAGGCGCTCTTCAGCGCACTGCTCGTTCTCCCATTCATGCAAGATGTTGAGCTCCCTTCGGCACTCATCGCACAACGAGCACCCCTGGACACCCATAATGGCTGCCAGCGATGGCGAGTACTCGTGGTAGTTCGGCGTCGGTTTCCCGCACCGCTCGCAGGTGTACATCTTCAGATCCTCGTTCACCTAAAGCTCCTCTCCGCAGAACGGGCAGTACTTGATGTCCTCGATGTAGGCGGTCGCCGTCACATCGGCGCCCGACATCTCGGTTGCCGGCC